CCACTCCCTGCATCAATAAAAGGAAGTCCGTAAATTGATCGGGCATCTTTTGAATCGTAAAAACTCATAATTTTAAAGTTACCAAACAGTTATATGAAGTCCTGCTGCGCCAGATCCACCAGAACTATATCGTGCGCGAACATTAGCGTTGATTTCTACTTCATCTAATTGCAATGTTGCTCCAGCGATCAGCACAATTCTTGTATCATTTTGATTATCAAATGTAATATCTACTGACTCCCCAGTGTCATTTACCAATAATAAATGTGTCGTAGTTTCTCGCACTGTTAATGCAGTGACATAGCTTGCAGTAGTCGTATAATTTGTATATCTCCATGGTCTAGTTGCTCTAGTTGACATATATTTTAATTACTATTTTTTATGACAGATACAAGCAGCTTGAGAAATTAACATTTTATTCTCGTAGTCTTTCTTCCTCTTCTTCTTACGAGGCTTCTTTTTAAATTTCTTATATCCAGTCTTAAACATACTCAGGTACTTATCCCTGGCCCCAAATGGAGGGCCAGGATAAATATCTGAATTACTTTAGCCGTGGCTTAAGAAATTCCAGTATTCGTCATTTCAACGAATGCGCGAGAGTCAAGAAGTTCGCCATCAACGCGTTCTTCAACTCGTACAAACGTGAGATTATTTTCCCATGCACTTGTGCTCGCAACCGTAGCTTCTGTCGTTGTATCAACAGTCATCTTCATCTTATCACCGATGTAGTATGCACTAAGGTCTCCAAAGAAAATCTTACTTGACGCAAGATTATTCTGCTCAAGAACAGGAGCACCAAGGATCCGTTGAACAGGCTTGTTCGTAACTACATCATTAGCACCATTAGAATCAAAGATCGGTCGATTATTACTATCTAGGATACCAAGAGATGCACTAATTGTTCGTCCGTTCATGATCCATACTGCTCGTCCACTCTCTCGATATGATTGTGGGAGTCTGTAATAGACATCTAAGAAATCTCCATAATCCAGTGAGAAATTTGCATCTACCGTTGGAACATTAGCTGCAGTATCAATACCTGTTGGCTGTGCTGCACCCGTTCCAACCATGAATGCGCGATCCTCTTCACGAGCAATTGCCTCAGCAAACTGTCGCGTGAGTAGAGGGATAACTGCCGTTGCACTGTCTTGCAATAGTTCGAGTGAAACACCCTGAATTGCAGAAAGTTTATATGGCGTAAGAGATCCCTGGTTCAATGTTAGAGAAGTCGTAGACTTCGAAACATTCTCACCAGTCCAACTCACTTGTGGACGTCCAACTACCTGGTTGAACGCAAACGTTGCACCTGGTCCTGAAAGATCAATGATCGTTGCACGCGGTCGAATGACAGCTGCATCATTAGCAATATCAATCAAAATGTCGGTGAGAATTGTAGGTACTAAGAATCCACCGTCTGCATTTGTACCAACAACCATTGGCTCCAACTTTGTCTCTAGCTGATCGTAAAACTTCTCAGCATTTGAATGATGCTTGGTAGCGATTGCACCAAACCATTTAGCAAGAGTTTCTACATTACTCTTCTCCATTTCGATGGTTTCACCTTTAGAATTGTGGTGAATTTTGACCATCTTTTCTACATGTTTAATGTCACCTGACATTTTCTCTTTTTTTACCTTATTAGCTTTTGTTGCCTGTTTCTTTTTAGAAATCTTACTAGCAACTGATTTTGTAATGGAAGCTGTTACTGATTTTGTAACCTCATCAGAAATCTCTTTTACAATTTCTGAGCGAAGTTGCTTTTCTTCAGCTTCATCTTCCTTTTCTGAAGTTTCCTCTTCAGGTTTCTCTTCAGCCTCTTCGGCTTCGTCCTCACCTTCTGATTCTTCTTCTGCTTCCTCTTCAGAAGCAGCTTCTTCTTCAGCAGCCTCTTCTTCGACTGCTTCTTCGGATACTTCTTCTTCAGAAGTTTCCTCTTCAAGGACTTCCTCTTCCTTTTTGTCCTCTTCTTTTAGTTCTTCTTTCTTAGCTTTAGCCATATTATTTGTATAGACTATTTAGTATCTTAATTTTCTTTTGTGTTCTACTTAATTGCTTCTTACTAATTTCCTTTTGGAATGATTTATATTCCCTTGAAAGCAATGCTTGAGGATTAGCAGGTACATTTACTACAGAAATCTCAATCAATTCTGACTCTGTAATGGTCTCATTCTCTCTTTCCCGTGGGATAAAGCCAATAGAGAATGAATTCAAAAATCCACCCTTCATTAAATCCCTTACTTTCTTTGCAAATGGATTCTCATCTACTGCAAATTCAGCATCAAACTCTAAACCTTTCTCACTCACTCTGACATCTGTGACCTTCCCAATAGGGAGACCATGAATATCATGCGACCACAATAGCTGTGGGTTCTTCAAAAAGTTCATTAATTTAATACCCATTGGAGAAACAATATCTCCATCTCGATCAACATCTGGTGTCGATCCTAATCCTCCAGTCAACTTATTTCCGTCTATGCTTTTCGTATAAGCTGATTGATATTTTGTATTCATAACAAAAATAGGCAATCAATTAACTTGCTCGCCTACTCAAGTATGGTCAAACTACTTTAAATATAGATTGTATACCTTTTATCTGTCAAGAGAAGCCAGGCACTACAGGCAACAGATCACATCTACAATTACTAGACACTATGCTATTGGCGATGTAAGATGTACTTAAAGATTCAATATCATACACATAATTATGAAATGGCAGGACCTCGATACTAACCAACTTTGCACTCTCTATAATTCTGGACATTCCTTGCAAAGCCTCGCTAATCGCTTTGGTGTTGATCGAGGAACTATTCGACGTCGCCTTACTAAAGCGGGTATTATAATTCGCAGTATCTCTGAGGCGAATAGATTGATGATGCGCAATCGCACTGTCATTGATCACCGACAAAATACTGCTGCCGCTCATGATGCCATCCGCGGCAAGATTCAAAGCGACGAGCACAGAGAAAAGATCGCTCGGACCAGAGAAATTAAGGGACTTGGTATTTCTCCTATTGAGATTAAAGTTAGAAAACTTTTTGAGAAAAGAGGATTCCAGGTTATCCCTCAAAAGGCCATCGGAAGATATAACGTCGATCTCGCCTTGCCCAAATTCTCCATCGCCGTGGAAATTTTCGGTGGTCACTGGCATACTACGAGCCGTCACGCCCTCAGACACCAAAAGCGCACTAAATATCTCCTCAATGCTGGCTGGACTGTTGTAATCGTCTGGGTTACCCGTGACTATCCCTTTGATGTTGCTGCTCTTAAGTATATTATCACCCTTACGCAATCTATTAGCAGTTCTCCATCCGTTAGATGTAAGGAGCATATGATTAGGGGTGACGGACAACTCAGTTCCATCGGCAAAAAGAAGTTTAAAGATGTCGCCTGAATATTTAAATCGAGTTATTTTCGTTGCATCTGGCGATACAAATTTAGTATCTCCTGTAACACAATTTGGATGTAGAGGTGGTCTTTCAATAGTTGTATAGCTCACAGGCAATAATCCACCTTCATTTCCTACTACTTCATCCCCTAAACTCCAATACTTTCCACTAATTGGAATCACTTTCCCTTGCATTGGGATACACCACTGACATGCACCAGGATTAGTGAACCATTCTTTAAACTCAATCCCAGCATCTTTATATATTCTTTCGTTTGCCCATGTCGTAACCCGTGTTAGCTCTGATCTAGCAATCCTTTCTGCCCGTACCTTATCCGCATGTGTAAAGATTTCTGATACTCTCTCTCTTAACTTCGGGAGAGAATCTCCTTCTTTAATCCCTTCTCCCAAGGATTTTGCTACTGCACTATTAGTATCCTTTGTCGTTTCCTTAGCAAATTTATTGATTGATCGTGTTAAGAACCCTACAGGATCTGTCTCATCTAGAGTTACGGGTAGGTTAAATAACTGAGCAGTTTGATTACCATTTCTAACAGCAACACCAATAAAACTAAGCAAAAGAATACTAGTGAAAATCTCAGACTCCTCATCAGGATCCAATTGAATATCTTCAATATCCGTTCTAGCAAACTTCTTTCCTTCGAACCCTGCCAATGCTCTTTTTTCTTGGTCATTGAAGAGTTTCTTTAGTTTCTTTGTGAATGTAGGGGTTTCTCGTCTTATTTGTTTCTCCCTAATTTCCCAAATCTTTAACTTGGACTCATCGGAGAAGCTACCCTTTTTTTTTTGATCCTTGCTCTCACAAGGTTTCTTACACGTACTGATTGCTATTGCTGCTGCCTGACTCTGTTCTAATGTCGGGTCTTCTTTCATTATCTCTGGTATCTTTCGATTCACACACGCACCTTGCGTCTCATCGGACATTCTACAGGCAGGGGATTTCTTCTTTGGCGCCTTCTCTTCTACAACCTTTTTAATCTTCTTTTCTGTCTTCTTCTTTCTTTTCTGCAATGTCTTTACAACCTCTTCTTCAATCAAATCATACTCAGTTCTATACTTCTTCTGCATATTGAATTCTCTCTTTCGTATCATCTTCTCTCCTTCTTCTGTTTCAGGTACAGTTGATGATCCAACCTCTACAAGATTAAATGGAACTAATAGAGAATCAGCACCAGCTACTTCAGTAAATCCTTCCGTTAATCTAACTTCATTTCGCGTCAACCAACCATCTTTTAACCCCTCACTATATAGTGCTAATTTCTGATCTTGATCTTCAGGTGTTAGATCATCAAAATCAAAGAAAAGATTATCCTGGAAATCAACTGCTATTAATTGTTCATTAATAGTTCCTACAATCTTCTTCATAAAGGGTGTGATTGTTTCCTCAAGGAAGATACGTTTTGATGCATCTGCATTTGCTCTATTCACATCCTCAACTAATCCCAACACTGCTTTTGGAACTCCGTACATTGCTAGAATTGAATCACGAGAGAATGTTCTCTGATTCATAAAGTCCATATCCATGTGTGTAGAACCAATAGGATTGAGCTTTGTTCCTTGTGGAAGAATAGCTAGTTTATATGCATTTACCTCACCACGATGGTTATTCTCAAACTGTACCTTCAAACGATCGAATGCATCCTGATCAATCTTATGTTCTGTCTCTAATGCCATGTGAGGCTGCGCACTATTCTGAAAGAATCTCCAGTTCCACTTCCTTGCCTTCTCTTCTGTTGCAATATCAAGAGATGCAGCTCTAACTGGGGATGCTCCTCTAAACTTCTTCATTGGGTCTGGAAAGCGGAAATAGACAATATCTTCTGCATCAAATGGTACTTCTAACCCTGTCTCTGGTATTTGATAGACATATCCTGCAATAAACTTCTCCTTCCCTGGAATGATCTTCATTCTATCTGGGGATAACCAGGGGAAAAGTTCTACAACTTGTCCTCTCTCATCTCGTACTTTCCACCAATATGCCTCTCCAACTAACTCCATAAATGTTGCAGTTAGTTCAATGAGATCATAATAAGTCATGAAATCATTAGCTCTTTGAAGTAAATCAATGACATCGTGCTGCATTACTTCTTCTACACCAGATGAGCGTTTCTCAAACAGCTTTAAATCTACCCCTGCTGAGGTAGTTGCAATCTTACGCACACAGGCATATACCCAACCCTCATATGCAGCTAATTGTTCCCGTGCATTAGGATCACCCATCTGCTCAGATGAAAACATACTCGGTGTACCAAGTGCCTCCAAGGATGGTTCTGTGATCTTCTTTTCTTCTATTTGTACTTTTTCTACGGGTTTTTCCGTTTTTTCCTCTTTTGGAAGATATTTTTGCAAAAAGTTTGCAATATAATCGTCTACGCGGCCCATTTCTATCTAAAAAAATTCTAAACTCACCCTAATTGTACGCCTTTTGAAAAAGAAGTGTCAACTTTTTTTCTTCTTTCTATCCTGGAATATGTGACTTTTATGAATTTCAACAGCATGTACAGGTTCACTATCCACAATTGTTATCTTTGCATCCCCATATTTTAACTCTCTATAGAACTGAATAAACTTTGCCTCTGTTGCTGAAATCTCTATTTTGATTGTTTTTTCATTTGGCATATCCGATCGATTAATTCTTTATACTCTTCCACCGATTGCTTCACGTCATATTTCTCTCTTACTAACTTATACACTCTTTCACCCTCTTTCTTCCTATTATCTTCAGATAGATACTTTTGCATCTCTTCTGCTGTATGGGCAACTGGAAGACCAAATGCCCAAGCTAGATAAGTCTTATTTTGTGATTTAAACTTTGCCCTTGCATTTATGATAGGTGGATTGATAACAAAATCCACAGCTAATACATCAAAAGGCAATGTCGCCCATGCGTGTTCCTTATTAGAAATCATGTCATCATAATCAGGAAACTCAATTGGATTCTCTGCAATACAAAGCAAATCTAAGCCATATCTCCTTAGTGTATACAACGTGGGCTGTAGAGAGTCTGATCCATTCTTTGAATAGCCATACCATCCTACTTTAGATGCATGCCCTTCATGTTTCTTCTTGTGCTTACCAACATAATCTAAATCAATACGATCATCTATCCATACTACTACACAATCCTTTGGATCGATTATCTTCTTCAATGAATCATGTAGACCCTTCGATGAAACAACGATTGCATCTACCATCTTTGATATTTCCACAATAGGCCATCCGTCTGTTATCCATTCAGGATCACACAGATCAAGAATCTTAATCGCATCAATATTCTCATACAATTCCCTATACCAAACCTTTTGAAAGATAACTACATCATACTTCTTTCCTTCGTTATAGAACTCTGCTTCTGGCCAATGATTCAATAACCATTGTCCTCTAATCATTGACGATCCACATTTCTCAATGGGCCTATGATGTCTCTTGCTAAACGTGAAGATTCCTACTTCCATATTTTTAATTCCTTTAATAATTCTACCCACTGGTCACGAAGATTCTTATGATTGAAATGCTTCACTGCATTCTCTCTTGCATTCCTACCAATCTCTAATGCCTTGCTTCTATCATCTTCAAGTAATTCGTATATGGTATCAGCCATTAACTTTGGTTTCTCATTAGGAATTAATACAATGTTCTCTCCATCCTTAAAGAACTTATCTAGATCATGTGCTCCCTTTACCTGTACAACACAACATCCAGATAACATAGCTTCAGTTCTAGCTCTATTCATTGGTGTTCTATACGAAACATCTACATAGATTAATGCAGTTCCTAACCAATCCCTATACTTATCTAATTCATATTCATTAAACCGCGCCTCTTTACTAATTCTTGCCCATTGCAATACATATCCATACTTACGTTTAAGCATGTTACTTATCTCTGTCATCATTGCCCGATTATAATACTCATCACAACCAGCAGGAGATAAGGCAGTAATAACTTTTGATTCCTTCCAATCAGCAGGTCTCCAATATTCTGTATCCATGCCATGAATAATTGGCCGCCCAAAACCCCACTCTTTATCTGTCGCCGCTCTATGTGAGTTCACAACCATTGGATTATCTCCAATAAGTTTCTTAATCTCTTGCTTAATTAAAAGCTCCGCTGAGTCTTTTGTAATGCCATTTTTTGCATACTTCTCTGGCCATACTGGGGAACCATGTTGAATTACTATCTTTGGAATATCTGTAATAATTGAATTTAACTGTGGGTATATCTGACTCTTATAAAGATTTTCATCAATACATTGCTGATCGAGATTCAATATCGCAAAGTCATATTTCCCAGGTTCATAATGTGTCACCATTTCAGCATTATCAGGAAAGGGACGTCCTAACCACTTCTTGTTTGTATTCTCTATGACTCCAAACTCTACATCATCTTTAAGAGCCATCATCAAATCATATTGATGAGGTGTATGCCACGTTGTTATGACTGCTCGAAGTTTTTTCCTATCCATATAATTATTCATTTTTAAAATTTAAATACGCGTACTCACCAAAATGAGATATTGCTGCATTATTATACGCTCTTGCTGCATTGTGTTCATCTTTAAAATATCCTAGCGACAATAATTTTTTATTCACAGTAATATGCGCTACCCATTTTTTAGTTTTTTTATGCCAACTTACGCCTTTATATTTTGAACTCGTATTTTTATATGATTTTCGATTTTGTCCATTTTCACTAGCAGTACAAATTCTTATATTTTGCCGCCGATTATCAAGCCCATTATGATTTCTATGATCTACTTGTTTTTGCTTACTAGAAATATTTAAAATCACCCGATGCATCACTTCATATGTAGATTTAGGATTTTGTGAACCTCCCCCTAAATAAATATTCCTTTTAGCATAAAATGTATTACGATTTTTAGATGCATACCATTTAAATTGATTTAGATATTCAAAATCTTCGTCATCTACAATTGCATATTTTCCCTGTGTTAATTTAATATATTTCATACTATTAAGTATAAAGTTTCCAAAGCAGAAGTTTTGATTTCCATATATCTTCAGGCTTTTTCATTTTTGGTGCATGGCGAATCGCATGCGCTATTGCCTCCTCTACATACTTATGATTGATTCCAACCTCCCCACATTTAACTCGTATATCTTGACTCATTCCTCCATACCATTCGATCCTCTCATTAAACATTCCAATTGATGCAACATCCTCCTTATGTACAGCACTAAAGTTTTCTATGAATGTTCTCTTATTAGAAGGCTTTCCCTTCACTTGTTTCTGACCAAAATTCCATTGTTTACTATCTGTATTTTCTACAAACTGCATTACTGCATTCTCATCTATCTTTAACCGATCATCTACAAATACTAATAACTTTCCACGTGCCTCTATTATTCCTCTATTTCTAGCTTCTGCAAGCCCATATTTAGGATTCTCCTGCTTTATATATTTAATTGATAAAGAAGATTGATTCCTAAATTCTTTCACTACATGCTCTGTATTATCATCTCCGTCATCAATTATAATTAGTTCAATATTTTTGTATGTCTGATTCTCTATAGATTGTAATATTTCTCCCAATGTATCAGCACGATTGCATGTTGGAAGGATTACGGATATACGTTTTTGTAATCCATGCCTTATGTTTGAATAAGCATAGTCATAAAGAATTGCCATCTTTTCTTCTGAATATTGCGTCATTGTCTTCCTTGCTTTGCGTCTCATTGCTTCTTGTAAGTCTTTATCCTCCATCACCATTTTCAACTTCTGCTCAAAATTATCATCATTAAATAAAACTCCATTATCCCCATCCTTAATTAAATCTCTCGCCATTCCTTGTTCAGTTGCAAGAACTGGCACACCTCGTGCCATTGCTTCTAATAACGGAAGGGTCCCTGTTTCATATTCACTAGATGAATACATGACAAATACAGACATCCGTTCATATAACCTATTTTTTGCCTCCCAGCTATTCATTTGCCCTCGTCCCACACCACCTTGGAAATCTAATGTTTCATCTTTAAGATATTGCTGGACTTCATCCTGAAAATACTTTGGTTTATCAATATACCCTGATCCAATTACTTTATATCCAAGATTCTTTGCTCCAGCACAAACCTTATGAATATTTTTATGCGGTAAGATTCTTCCTACATATCCAACACTCTTTTCATCATCATCACGTTTCTCAATATAAGAGAATTCATCAAGATCCAATCCATGAGGAATCTTATAAACAGGGATTTCACTAGGAGTTAATTGTTGAGCGCCATAATTAGTTGGAACTATACTAGCAGCAAAGTATTCACTCCAATCTTTCTTTTTTAAATGCTTATGATTATGATGTGTGACAATTCCTGGTATTTCTCTCAGTTCTTTACATAATTCTGCTAATTGCCATCCACTATTCCAATATTGAGCATGCCAAACATCTATCGTATGTTCCCTTAAAATATTTTGTACTTCCTGCACTGCTGGCGCCACATTACGTGGATGTGCATATACAATAAAGAACTTATGCCGATCATTATATTTGACAATGCTGCCAACTAAATTATTTATTGCCCAATCAGGACAATCAACGACAATTAAGATTTTCATCTTATTTCTTTTCTTCTTTTTCCTTTTTCTTATCTTCTTTAGCTATTTTATCAAGAAGATTAAGTGATTCAGATACCATTAACATAGCTTGATCTATCATTTGACGTTCAGGCTTTGTCGCTCTAAAGTCAGTTGTAATTTGTTCAATAATATCTAACGCTTTTTGTGTAGTCATAATTTCTTTTTCTTACTTAATTTATAATATTCAATTTGTCCTTCATCCCAATGCTTATCAAAGATTTTTTGATCCCATATAATATCAAACATTTTAACAATGCCTTTTAAATAATTAATCATTTGTTCTTTATTTCGTGAAAAATAAATATAATTATTCCCACTAACAGAATTATCTGCAAACCAATCATGCTTTTTCTCTGCATCTTCTCTCTTCATCTTCTTATGATATTCCCATGACTCAATAACTGATTCTCTATCGCGTCTAATAAGCACTCTCCAAAATGCATGCCTAAACTTCATATTATTTAAGGATACTGTTAGTAATGGATCTTTGATAATACATGGTTTATCTTTATAGGCCCAAAAGAAGTTAGATAGATCCTTTATCAATTCCAAATCTTGTACTGCATTTGGAAAATAGAATTTTTCTTTATATGGATAGTTAAATCTTGCTAACCATCGTTCATGTATAGTTATTAATTCCTCTGGTTCTGCATAACGATTTATTTTAAAAGGAAATTCTCCAATATGTCCTTGTATTATTCTAGTACAAATTGACGTTCCACTCCTCGGAAGTCCTACAATTAATATCGGTTTTTTATTCATCTAGTACAATGATAAATTGGTTTAAATCCATGGTCACTTCCTGTACCCAACTCTTCTACATTACTAAAGTGTTTCTCAAGATTCTTAACAACTTCTTCTTCAGGTATCTCATGACCAGATGCCATTTTGTTACGTTCAAATACTAACATCTTTGGCATATGTGTAATCTTTTCCCAAGGCCAGCCGATATGACGATTCATAGAAAGATAGAAACAAACATCTATTTTAGAGAAATCCCAGTCAATCTTGTCTTTATACTCAATGTCGCTATAACCCAAATAGATTGATGCTATTGAAGCACCTAGTAAGTCTTTTCTGAAATCAAACCCTGTAACAGAGTTAGCTCCCTGGTCTTTTGCATATCGTGTAAACTCTCCACCACTACATCCTATGTCAATAACTGTCTTACCTTTGAAATCAATATCTTCTAGTTTCTGTTCTTTAATACGAGTCTCCATGTGTCTAGGGCCATCATTTACCTTTAGGGCTTTAATCCCTTGGTATTGAATCTTTCCCCATTTAGTTGCTTCTTTATAGAACTTAGCAATTATTTCTTTGGGATCTTCTGTGAATCTAAACTGTTGAAAGTCTATGAGCATTCCATCCATTATGTCTTGTGGAGAACAATCGTAAGTTATTAATTCAAACCCATATTGTTTACCAAGCTCAATAACTTTATCAAACACTTCCTTAACTTCTTCTGTTGATGTTGGAAACTTGTGTGTCTTTTCAATTATCTGAGTAGCGTAATACTTACGTCCAAGATCTCCTAGAGCTACTGCTTTAACCATTGGAGCTAATCCGTGATATGCACAGATGTTTTGAATAATACTAGCTTCTCCCACTGTAGGAGCATCTTCATGTCGTCCCCATTTAAGATCTAATGGGTTGTCTGATTTCTTTAGCTTCTTATAAAAGAATACTTTATAGACATCATCATCATTACGAGAGACCGTAAGTGCTTGCTTTCCTCTTGGTGTTGTCGGATATATCATCATTCTTTTATCGGTGTTAAATTAACATGAATCTCATTTCTTTTATTTACAACCATATTATTAATCTTCCAGGGTTTTACTCCATAACGCGGTAGTTTCTTTAGACGGTTGAGATATTTGAATGTTTCTTCTGTAAAGAACTTAGTATGTGTGAACTCGTAGGCCCCGTAATGAGTAATATGCGGTACAACGATCAATGCTTTTGCGGCAGGCTTCATGACTCTATGAAGTTCGTTTAAAAGAAATGTAGGTTCGTTTAAATGTTCTAGGACGTGTTTAGATACTACTTGATCTACTGAATCATCTGGGAAAGGTAATCCTTCTTCAATGTCCCATACAATGTCTTGTCCGAAATCTTCTATGTCTATTCCTATAAATCCTTGTTTAATAGATCCGTCATCATCTCCACAGCCTATCTCTAGTTTGATCTCTTCACGGGTAAAGACTTCTTGTGGTACTCGTCTGTTAATTCTTTTAAGTCTTGATATATTCATCGTTTCCATTTCATTACTAAATAAATTACTGCTATAGGCCAGAATAATATAAGCCATACTGCAAAGATTAACCATGACCCTTGGAACGCCCTGTTTTCTTTCTTCATAACTTCTTTGATTTAATCATAAATGCCGTAAACTCATGCTCATAATTAGGTATCTTTTTAGTTGGTCTCATATATTCTCCTGCACAAAAAGCTATAAATGAAGAGCTAGTAGTTATTCTTGGTGTAACCTTATCTACTTGAAAGCCTGTCTCTTCTAGTATCTTCCTTGCTCCTGCCTCTGTGTAACGAACATAATCACCTTCTGGTGGATTGTGCCGTGGGTATATGAAAGGAAACGTAGCGTATAAGACTCCTCCCTTTCTTAGGAAGGCATTACTATTCTCTAATGCTTGTACAGGATTCCAACAATGTTCATATACTTCTATTGCAAATGCCACATCAAAGTGTTCTATCCATTTCTGTTCGGGCAACATATGCTCACTGAGATCAAAGATAATGTCTGATGTATATCCTTCTTGAGCACCGAAAGGATCTTCAATATCTAGCTTTATATATTCATCTGCTTCAAAGCTCTTAATACGATCCTTCATTGGCTTAACAGCTGCGCCAATATCAATAACCTTCTTTCCTTTCTCAACAGTAATCTGTTTTAGCCACGCTTCTGTTTGTATCCTCGTTGATGATGCTGGCATTATAGTTTCTTTAATTCTTCTATATAATCCCCACCCATTCTGTCTAGAGAAAAGAATCCCTTCTCAAACACTAACAACTCTCTAGTTCCACCTATCTCATTAACAAACTGCACTTCCATACCACAACTAATTGCCTCTACTACAGTATTGGGGCATGCATCTGCAAATGATGGGAATAAGAGAACTTGATGACTCCTCATCACATCCGCTAATTCTTCTCTTTCTTGCATTACGCCTAAGAATTTTACCTTCTCATTATTACAAAGATCAAAGTTATATTTCACTAGATCATCATTGAATCTACCTACCATTGATAATCGCCTTTCTGGATCTGATCTTGATAATCGCGCAAAGTGATACATAGCTTCAGGCACACGCTTATTCTCATCCTTTCTATAACCTACATAGAGATAAGTCAGATTAAACTTCGGCTTTGCAGCAGTAGAGGGATAAAAAATGGATTGATCACAGCCATTATAAATAACAGGACCTTTTGCTTCGATTGTATATCCCACTTCATCTTTTGACCATTCTGATTGAAAAATTACGAGGTCTGCATTATCTGCACAGTTCCTTAATCGTGATACTCCACATCCTCTATTTCTAGAATCCTTTGGAATACCATCTACGCGTAATACAATTTTCTTTCCTTGTTCTTTCCATTGTTTTAACTTCTCTCCCTTAATCATTGTTGCTCCACAGATAAAGATAATATCTGCCTCTCTATCTGTCTTTACAACTTGTACATCATCAATAGTAGAGATGTATTTTGTTATGTTGGTGAGGAATGTCCATCCACCTCCAATGGGAGTTCTGGAATCATTCGGGAAGTATATCTTCATAGGTCTTCTAATGTTTGAATATATTCTTCTGCCTCCTCCTCATCTAACATTGCAATAAGTGCAATGACCATATCTTTAATGGATTTCTTTTTGGCAATCTTTCTTAGAAGTTTAATTTGATCTTCATTCATATATTCACAATTAAAAATGCCGCGTCTGCGGCTCTTAATTAAATTGCTATCCTCCTGGATTCGCCATTGTCGTAAGTTAATTCCCCCTTATTATATTCCTCTTTTTTTTGCAGGTCAAATTCCTATGATCCACATGATCGTAAAGAAGGATCCGAGGATTCCTGCTGCAATGAATGCAATAACTAGATCATCTCTCTCTTTTTTCTTTTTCATATAAATTGAAAATCAAGTTCGACTACTGGCATAAAGGTGAGCATAAGTGCATCTGCATGATCTGGAGACTTTCCTGTCCTCTTTTTCAGGTCTTGCTTTGCTTCCATCTTGATCTGCCGATCAGATTGAATCTTATATTTATACCAACTCAGCTGTTGGATAATGTCATTATTAACAACTTTCCCACTATTTTTCAACCAATCTCTCATATTCCACGATAATTCAGCCTTTCTATTCATAAACTTCTCACTATCCTCAGCCTTTGATCCTACTATGACAGGTGTAACATTTAGCTTCTTTTCCTTCAATCTATCAGACACTCCCTTGCCTATTCCTGTGTCATCAATGAATACATTTTCAGGCTTTATCTTATATTTCTCTACCAATGATTCCACCTCAGTAACATTCGTCATAATGTCAGATGATTGGTGTTCCATAACCACTTCTGCAAACGTATCTGACCGTAATACACCTACTGAATAATCACCTCCACCACCTACATCTATCCCCAATCTATATGGCCCTGAGTGTTCTATTTTGCCCTTCTGGATCATTTTCTCTGTTATTAGCTGTCTATACCCATCTTGATCAATATCATCCTCTGTAGGGAATTTGCACTCATAGAATACTTCGAACAATGGTTGTGATCTCATCTCCTCAATAAAGTCTTGAGTAAACCTTTCTTCCTTGATCGCTTGATGATAATCAATGAATATCTTGTTATATTTTTCCTCATACTCCCATGTATTATAGAAGTGATTCCTATAGAATGGATTACCAATCTCAAGCATAAAGTTCTCCTTATGCCCACCTAACATTCTCTTTACCGTTGCATATAGAACATCTCCAATTAAGGAACTCTCATCTAGAATTACATTGGGACTACCAAAACCCATTGCTGCTTCTATGTTCTTCTTTGAGTTTCTTGCATCTACTGTAAGGATTGATACTTCTCCACCATTCTTAAAGGTTATTCTTTTTTTAGATGCTTCTTTCTTCAGACGTTCTTTTGATGCTGCAACATCAAGTTGCGTATAAAATACAGGATCATCAAAAATATGTTCTGTAATATAATTCATAACAATCCTAGCCTTTTTCTCACTAGGAGCTACTATAACCCATTTCTCATTGTTCAATCCCACGCAACACAATACTGCAAGAGCTACTGTTAAACTCTTCCCATACTGAGTGGGACAAATTATGATATTACGCTTATACTCCTTTGTTACTATCGCCTGGAATATCTGTAGTTGGCTCTTGCTCAATACCAATCTCTCCTTCTCCAATTCGAAGAGGGAAGCCAATCCCTCCACGTATTTGCTCGATAATTTCTTTATGTCGGTCGATTGCTTCATCTACTTCATCTGTCTTATAAAAACCAATCTCTTGCTTTGGCATTCCATCAACATAATTCATTATTAATTTTAATGCTTGACTATCTCCTTCACCGATTGCTTTTTGTAGCAATCGTCTAATAAATAAAAGTTTCCATTCCTCTTTTTGCCCCTCTGGTTTGTTTTCTAGCTCTTCTCTAAGCAATTCTGATAAAACTAAATTCTTTGGTCTACCCTTTGGATTTCCACTTATTCCAGGCATATATCTTCCTTTTTCATCCCTTCCTGTTTGTTCCTGATTATCACGTTCTATGTTTTTCTTCTCTTCACTCATATTTTTTCTGCCTTACTCCCCGTATAATCTTCCCATCTTTTCACAATAACATCTATATATTTAGGGTCTAATTCCATCATATAACATTTTCGTCCTAACTTCTCTGCTGCTATGAGAGTTGTGCCAGTACCCCCGAACACATCTATTATTGACATTTTCAACTGCGTAAAATTCTTTATCACCCAGTCACATAACGCTACAGGCATAGTAGCGTTATGTATCTTTGTATTTTTATTATCTTTCATTGCAGATGATGTTTCAATAAAATTTGCTACAGTGCCTCTAAACTCACTTGTATTTATTGATCTTTTGTTTTCTTTACCCAAAATCCATATCATCTCAATCTGACTATTCATTACGTTTGCAGCCATTGCAGGTGCAACCTGCGACTTTTTCCAAAATGCAACATCACACACATAGTTATTTACTTCTGCAAGATGCCGAATTATATCGTGCTTATTGTTTGCCAGCATCTGAATATTATTGAATACATAACGACTATATTTAAGAGCGAGTAATACCCAATCCGTAAGAAACTGATCATAGTTTTCTATATTATCTCCAGACCCATCGTATTTGTCGTTTTTGTTTTTATATCCTAAATTATGACCCACGTTATACGGCGGACTTGTAAATGTTATATCAGCCTTCTGTCCATCCATTAACCGCTCAACATCCTCAACCTTTGTAGCATCACCACAAAGCAATCTATGTTCTCCTAGCTTATATAAATCCCCTAACTTTGCTATTGGCTCTTTTGGTACTTCTGGCACTTCATCATCCTTTTCTTCTGCTGTAACCAATAAATCAAATTGTTTTGATAACTCATCTAAATCAAATCCCCAATCTGTTAATTCATCTAACTCAAAATTATCTGATAATGCTGCAAAATCCCACTCTCCTATGTTCTGATTAAACCGTACGTTTAACTCCTTCTCCTCTTCCTTTGTTAAAGGTCTATCTGGAATCGATACCCGTACTGTCTCATATCCTAACTCCTTCAATATCTTTATTCGTTGATGACCACCTATTATTGTCCCATCTGTATTAATTGCTATTTCCTGGGCCTGTCCAAATCTATCTAGGCTTGCTTGTAGAGCTTCCTTTTGTTTTTCCATCAATTGTCGTGGATTATATTCAGCAGGTACTAAATCATTAATACTGCGTGTTTCTGTCATCCACATGATCTTTTCCTCACCCATCTTATTTGTTCGCCCACATAAAAAATAATAGTGCTAGAGCGATGCCTATTATAACTAAAAACCCTGCAAAAGAGTCCCATCCGCTTATAAATCCTTGACTTTCCATATTTTGCGCTATACTAACAGTATGGCAGATAAAGAACTAGAAAACCAGGTACAGAAAAATACAATTAGCCAAGTTAAGACAAATGAGTGCTTGCGTTCTATTGAACGATCTTTAAAAACTCTGCACGATATGCAAAAGGAACAACTAAAAAGATCAGATAAGCAATACGATAAGTTAGAAACTGAGGTTATCAAGAACACGAAGAACAGAATTGCTACCAAACCCATGACAGATATTGTCTACCGCGTTGTTGTCATTATTGTTTCCCTATTCCTTGGTGCTATCGCTGCTATGCTTTTGAAGGGTTAGCAAACTCAGCATATCTATCTTCTTGTAACTCTTTTCTATATTCAGGGGTAGAGTCTAACTCAGGTCTTTCTTCTTTTAGCTTCCTAATCCTTCTGTCCAAGTTCCAAGGCTTAATTGGAAGGCTCTCCCAATGCTGTATGTCTGGGATACCATCCTCTCCCAAACAACCTAACTCTCTGTATACATACCAAACAAGCCGCATGTTGCTTTTCACATCACGTGCCTCTGGATACCGTTCAAGGTAGTCGGTGATTATTTGGCCAGCCCTCTTGTTTATGTTCATTCTATTTAGTTTCATAATGATTATTTTTTACCAGTTGTTCTAGTCTTGTTTGTATGTCCATGTAGCGTTTTTTATTTCAGCAATGAGTTCATTTTTTGTCATCTCGTCAGGTTTTTTCATACTACTGTGTTTTTGCTTTTTTCATAAACCTTTTATACATTTTTCTGAGCAATACCATATATCTGTTTCTGTATCTTGAATAATTGCTGTATCACAAGTACGCGTTGTATATGCTAATTGTTCTGCATCATCCCAATATGCAAGAGTTTCACCACAATTCTCACAATCAAGAGTATTGTCACAATCATGCCTATCATAATCAGAGTCGTACTTCATTTCACAATTTGTGCATCGGTTCATACTCATATCTCCTTAGTTAAATTATAAATCTGTCTTAAATACCCTTTGAACGCCATTGCATTAATACTTCCTCTCTTACTTAATTCCATCGCTACAGGAGCCCAGAATAAATTAAACTCATCTTGTGCATCATCAAATACTCTTATCTTTTCTTCCCGTTCTAATTCTTCCCAGTTAATATCTTTCATCGTCTAATACTCTTCAGTAATCCTTTTGTTTATACTTCGATGATTTTTAAGTCTCTTTTTTAATAAGCGCCTATCCCAATACCGTTCAAATATTCTCATATCTCTTTGGTTAGTGTCCTTACTTGTAATATTTTACGACTCTTATACCCCCACCCCTATTGAGCTAGCTTCTCACAGGCAGAGGCTTTAAAAAAGAAAAGCCTTCTGTGAGCCCTCACTGTTACGGTCCTTATCTTGGCGTCCGTAGGCAGAGGTGTGCCTGAGCTACCTTATCAATTACCTAGTAGTCTCTTATTTAATCTCCATTAGACTAGTGTTCGGAGCGCATGATTATACTGATGACGGGTCAGTTCAGCTTGATAGCTGGAAAGACAAATAGAGCGTATTGATTCGAACAAATACTTTAAGCAGGCCTGCGGAATAGTGTCGCCACTTATGAGGTCCAATCCGCTACGAGAGCGGCGTTACTTAGCTTTTCGCTCAAAGTCCTCTGCTTACTCAATTTGTCTTTTCAACGATCAAGATTACTTAATTGATCTGTAAAATAAATCAGACTCTTTTTGAATTGCCGTTTAATATACCCACTACCCCTTTTAGGCTCGCCTTTCGTATAGGCTTCTACTACATACTTAAATAATATGTCTGCATCAGTAAGTGCAACATCATCTTCTAGGGCTTTAACAAAACCAAGTCCCGCACGGCATACAAAATCAGGATGTGATTTAATTTCCTTGATCTTTTCTTGCTGTTGTTTGTTCATAGTTGTTTCAAACAAAAAGTGCTACAGGCCTCAGGAAGGTGTAGCACTCTGTGTTCATTCCCATTGGTTCCTGAGGCCAAATGATTATGTATAGAAGATAACACAGTCTTTGAATAGGGACAAGAGGAGGTGTGGAGAACTCTGAAAACCCTTGTGGAACAGCACCCCTTTTGATGAAATCCATGTCACACTTAGCACACTGGTACTCCAAACCAGTGTGTCTATGCGAATTGTTGTAAGTAACTAACTAACTTAGTAACGTATTTGAACGAGTCCACAAGGGATTTCAAAGTTCTTATAATTATAAAAACATTCTTTATAATTACTTTATATTTATTATACGCCTATAAAGAAAAACCCCGCAAGCGTCGGAGGACTCTCACGGGGTTTCTCAGAGGGATTCTAGTATACTATGCTTGGGAGGAATAAGTCAATGTAACCTTCAAAGGCTTTTGCAAGGTTGAGCCTTCCCTAAATCAACCTTGTCCACTTTACATAACTACTACTAGATACCCCCCTATTTATAGGGTATATATAGTTTATCCCCGCCCCCCTACTTTACAAGAATACAATATTCATGTATGCTTACTACAAGAAGAATAATAAATTAATTCTCAGAGGGTATGGGACTAAACAAAAGGACAGTAAAAAAGTTCGACAACGAGGTTCACAAATTAAAAAAAAGTTGTGCCAAACTTCGTCAAATGAACCTTGCTTTATCCACAGCACAAATACAGCGGATAAAAGACTGCGAGCACGACATGGTATACAGAGAAATCCCCTATCACCCGACAGACGAAATGATTGGTATCAATCTTTGCACTGCGTGTAAGGCAGACGAACATAGAATTATGCAGATAGATATAGAAGGGTGGGAAGAAGAACTTAAACAATGGCCGTCACTTGATTCCTACTTTGGTGCTGATACAGAAGCAGAGATGATATGAAATATATACTATTCACAATCACAATTCTAATCATTGGTAATTATTTATTTCCAATAGCAACCATTTAAAGATATGAAACAAGAATACGTAGTTAATCTCAAAGGTAAGAACTATCCTACATATCCAGGAGTCCTTGATGCAGCACATGAGAAAGGATTAACCAGCATTGAAACACAGTTGATCCAAGCTCCCACCAAAGAGAACGAAGCAGTTGCAATCGTAAAGGCTACAGTTACTATGGGGGATAAAACATTTGTAGATTATGGTGACGCGTCTCCTCGTAATGTAAACAGCTTTATTGCTACAGCATTGATCCGTATGGCGTCTACTAGAGCCAAAGGCAGAGCACTTAGAGACGCAATCAATGTTGGTGAAACAATGCTTGAAGAACTACCAAACACTGCACAGACTTCCCCCCAACAAACAGCTCCCCCACCACAGCCAGAAGAAGAGTTCATCGAATCACTTGAAGAAGATCAGCCGACCCTAGACAAAAATCATCTATGCCCCACTTGTAAAGGTCCTATGTGGGACAATAGAAAAGATAAGCGTAATCCAAAAGCACCTGACTATAAGTGTAAAGACAATGACTGCAAAGATGATAAAGGTTATGTCACAGGTTTATGGCGATGAAACAAGCAAAAGGATTCTGTCCTACACATAATCAAGTGTTAGGGGTTAAGCAAACACCCAACCATATTCTGCATCTACTAATCTCGCTTTTTACCTTCGGTGGTTGGGTATTCGTCTGGGCCATTATAACTATTGCATATACTATGGATGCATATAATTGTCCTCAATGTGGTAGCACTATTAAACAACAATCAGTAAACTAATAAGTAATCTCGGGCGTTCGTGTAAGACCGACCATATAAAGGGTTCACGCAAAAAAGGCATTTTATATGGAAGCTACGATGGCAAGTGTTGTCTTACACGGCGTCGCTGGAGGAAGAAGATTATGATAGAACTATTAAAACCAAATAGAAACGGGAAGCTCACTATGCTATCCGTTATGAAAAAGATTAACGAAATCATTAGCGCATTCAATGGCCTTGAGATGCGGTTAATGAACGACGAAGAAGATAGAGAAGAATGATTACTAAAGAAACAGTTGAAAAGATTTTTCGACTCACAAACCAACTAAGTCCCAAACAACGGTGGATATTTTATTGGAGGCTTGTCAATGGAGATACTTATGAATCTATTGGACAAAGACTTAGTATGACGCGTCAAGGTGTAAAAGATCATTACGATAAATCACTCGACAAAATAACGAGTGAATCTAATAAGTAAAAAAGGCATATGCCAAAAAAGAAAAAAACAAAACGACAATTAGCTAAGATTCGAAAGGTACGCATCGAATTAACCATTTTTACCCTCTTACTGTGCATTACAGCACTATTGGGCATAGTAGTGGGTCAACGCATGCAAACGACTGTAGAGCCCATTTTAGAGCCTGTAGGGTGTCCCTACCCAGAAGATCTAATTGATATAATAGTCATTCCACAAAAAGAACGGGAACCTATTATAATTGAGCCAGAAATAGAATATGTTGAACAGGCTCCAGAGCCTATCTCTCAAGTAGAACAGCTTATTGAGACTAAGGCCCTTGCTGCTGGAATGTCACAATCTGAAACAAATCGATTCATAAATATTGCATATTGTGAAAGTAAACTTGATCCAGCTGCACAAAATGGTGTCTCATCTGCAGCAGGAGTATTTCAAATTATTCGTGGGACATGGAATGGCAACTCTAATCTTGACTTTGATTCCTATAAATACGATGCTAATGCTAACATTGATACAGCAATAGACATCTATCAGCACAGAGGGTTTCAACCATGGGCATGCAATAACTTAGTATGATCGAGTATACAACACCAGAGACTGTTGATGATTACTTCAACTGTAACTGTACTTACTACACTCTACGAGAATTAGGTTATCCTCCTAGATCAATTAGACATGCCCAAGAGTGTAAGGATAAAAAAAGATTAGACACTAAGGATTATGATATCTGATAATCTAGTTCCATATTTTCCTGAAGATTTTAATACTAATTATAATAAAAAACCTATGGCGACACGAGGAGCGAGTGCTCGAAGAAAGGGACATCAATTTGAAAGAGATATAGCAGCAGAATTCAGAGACATGGGATGGCATGATGCTAGGCGACATTTAGAATACCAATCAATTGAAGCAGAACTAGGGCAAGATTTAGATGGAACTTATCCTTTCCTTATTCAATGTAAAGCTCGACAGAAATATGTATCTCTTAACCGTATTGAAGAAGTTAAAGATAAAAAAGGGGAATATCCATTACTAATAGCTAAAGCAGATCATCAAGATGTTTTAGCAGTAATGAAATGGGAAGATTTGAAAGAATTAATTCTTACAATGAAAATAGAAAAGATATTGTGAGGTACCAAAAAACAGGGATGAGCCCTGTTTTTAAGCCACACACACTAAGCTTTATTCGCTCCCAACTTTTCTGAGAAACGATCAATCGTGCGAACACCAGTTGCTCCTCCAGCAACGAGTTCAAGTCCATCCAATATAGAACCAATAACTCCGTCATCGAGAACTCCCTCTACTTGCAGTGCTTCTACGACTGCAATAAACACCAAGCACCAAAAGCGCCATGATGTAAATACTTCTTTTGCTCTTTTCATTTTCATAGTTATTTTTTCTTATTCTTCTTATTTTTCTTCTTAGCTTTGCGAGCTATTTTTTTCTCTTTCCTCCAATAGATTTTATACGCATCCTTACTGATTGCTTTAATTGCTTTTCGTAATCGTTTTGGACGAATACGTCCTTTGATACGTTTCACAATCTCAGATGACATATTATCTGATAATTGCTTCAATTGTTTTTTAGATGCTTTTCCAGAAACAATAGAACTTAGTGCAAGAATCATTTCTTCTTGCTCCTCTACTTTAGTTTTTAGTTCCTTTACGTCCTGATAGAACTTATCAAGTTCCATATAATCTTCTCTACTTATAAAGTCGAAAGATGATGGATTAACCTTTCGATTATTTTTCCTCATTTCAAAGTGCAAGTGAGGGCCACTGGATAATCCTGTGGAGCCTACTCTTCCTATTTGATCCTTCGTATGAACTTTATCTCCATAGTTGAAAAAGCTCCTATTTTGCATGTGGGCATATAATGACGTTAAACCATCTCCATGTCCAATCTCTGCAAAATAACCATAATCTTTTCTATATCCTTCCCGTATTACATTACCATCAGCTACTGGAGAGATACTTCTTCCTGCTGCAACTGCATAATCAATTCCTCTATGAAAAACAGTACTATTGAAAAACCAAGGCGTCCAGAATGTTTGAGTTACTCTATACCCTGCCTTTAGAGGAAGAATATACATATCTAAAGTTGTTTAAATATCTCTGGCGATCCTTCAACAAAAGCGGGAGCAAAATTAACTAATTCACCATTATCATCCTCTGCTTGGTATTGTACTTTTGATGATGTATCAGTTTCAATTTTAACTCTTTTTAAAACTGTTCCTTCAAAAACTATTCTTTCTGATGAAGAGCCATCAACATTGTAATCTTTAAGTAATTTATATGACATATATTTATCCAATTAATTTTTGTGCATACATATATAAATCATTAACTCCTGCTGTTGGTGTTAAACTGCTTCCACTATTTTGATATACATACCATTCAATATAATCACCTGAATTTCTATTTGTAAGAAAATGGCCTGAATGACGGCATAAATCTCCATTAGGTGGCATAGTAGTTGATTCCCATATTTGTGTAGCACCATTTAACAATACACGCATATAACGAAATCCATTAGCATCGGAGGGCCATTCAATTCGCATACCAACAATATATCGACCATCATTTGGGAATGTAATTCGTGTTGCATTCCCAACATCCCACATATCTCCTATATCAAAAGTTTCTATATCAAATGTCACAGCTGTTACTACACCTGATGTAACACTGCCCGTGGATGATTTAGATAAAGATACACGCGGTTGAACAGAATTAGCCACTATTTCTTTCTTTAAGTCGCCCAGCGTAGAATCCACAGAATCATCATCAATAAGATCAGTCAGATGTGTAAAATTAGCATTTACATCTGCACTCTTAATTACTGTATTTCCTGAGAATGTATTTGGTACTGCCATAAATTATTATGTGAATAGTTAAAGAAATTTGTCAATTATGTTGGGGTGTCAGGTATTGCTTCTGTTGCTGTCGTTTCTGCATTACGTTCTATATCTTCAATACGTTTGGATATATCTGGTAGACGTGTAGATAAAGTTAAATCCGCCGTATTAAATGCGTATGTAATTGACTGAATCTGCATCGGAATCCCAATACTATATGCAATGTTAAAATCCCAGAAATCTACATCCCATTGTGCGACATCCCATAAAGTGTGGCGAACTTCCGATTGGGGATGTTTTATAACTACTACATCTCCTGGCCTTAATGATTCAATATCATATCCTTTTACTCCGCCAATCTGACCTTTTGAACCATTATTATCTATAACTGTGCAAGTCAATCTCTGTTCGAAATGATCATTTTCATCAAGAAATTTATTTGAAATTGTTTCTGCGGTTGCCTCTACTGTTACCCGACCATCTTGTTCTTTAATTTCTCTTATCCCATGTTCTGTTTGAGATGATGTTCGTTCATATTTCTTATACAGATTTGGATCTCCCCCCCCAGCAAAATATACTGTGTTATATAGATTTTCGACTGTTTTAAAGAAATCTAAATTCTGTATTTCCTTTCCTAAAAATAACGTGTGAGACACAGTATCAAAATCTGTATCACTTAAATACAATAAGTTATTTGCGTCTATATACCAATACCAATATGCTGGACATAATTCTATAGCTTTATTTAACGCCTCCCATGCAGTTGCATATGTAAAATCATAAGAAACTGTTGTAGCGGTTTCTTTAATCGTACTTGCGTTATAGGTAATTGTTTTTGCTGCTTTTGTAAGAACATCTTTAAAAATATTAGCAGGCTCTACACTTGCATAAGATACAGCTGTATCCGATCCATCTTTCAGCATTGTAACCTCTAATTCATTCGTCAATGAATATATATGGACATCGATTTCTTGCTTCCCATCTGCTGTTACTCGAATATCATAGCCTGTAATATAACCTGAATGAATTCTTATCCCATTTAACGCATCTCCATCTTGTATCCAGGTTTCAACTTTATTAAACATCGCAACATCATCTGTTTCTCCAAATGATGTAACACTCCTTGCTAATGTAACAATCTCTTCTCCCATTGACCCATTAATAGACCAAGTAAAACTTGGAGTGGAAACTACTTCATCAGCCCATGTCTGTAAGTAAGTACCAGAACTATTGAAAATTTTGTAAAAGTGTCTTTTATTAACAGCAACAGCCATAATCAGATATACAATGGATAATAGATGAGCTTCATTGTTATATTATGGTTCGTTGAGATAAAGGATACTTTTAAGTCATTCGCTCCCTGAACAAACTCAGGTAAAACACCTTCATAGTCCACAGCAGTTCCATCTACATCTACTGTAAATGCTTGTGTATCAACTGTTAAGACCTCCCCATCCGCATAGGTCCTTGGAACTTTAATCTGCTGATTTGTATTAGTATTTGTAAAGTTTGCCTGCGTCATTGCAGTCTGTGAATTGATTGTTATCTGAATGATAGGTAATGGTCTATATGTACCTGAAAATACTGCGCTTGGTTGCCACGTTCCTATAGTGAAATTAATTGCTGGATATTCAATTGTAAGCGTATCTAAAGCTGTTCCAAATGGTGGGTCAGATACGGTAAATTCTGCTTCCCATGGCGCAAATGTCACATTAAAATAATCTCTTGTTATTATTACTCGACTCGATGTTGCGGTATAGCGACGTGTTCCACTTTCATAGCCAACATCCAATTTCTTTTCTTTTGCATTTAATGCTTGCTTTAAGCTATCAATACGTGATTCAAGATCAGATTGTGTTGATCCAATAATAATTCCGCTTAACCGAATAACTCGCGGTGCAAAGGTATCTTCTACAAATTTCCCACCATCTCTATTTCCGAGACGCTGAATATTAAGTTCACGATGATCCACTGACTCATGTTGAATTTCACGAGTATGGATATTATCTGTTTGAAGACTTGTACTATCAAATGAAATTGCGGTTGCCATATCTATGTTCCTTTATTTCGTAATTGCAAGTTCCTATCAATTGTATCTTCTACAACTTTTACAAGAGCTGCAAGATCATCTTCGGATCGAACTTGTGGATTATTAAAATTCACTTCTACATTCATTCCCTGACCACGTGCAGGATTAATTACTATCTCTCCAGGGGTAAGCATTGCTGGGACTGAATCACGATTTACACTTGGCCCTGGAACTACCCCACCATTCGCAAATGCCATTATTCCATTTGCTGTAACTACACCTCCTGTATTTCCTCCCGTTACACTATCTACAATACTTTGCCCTACTCCTGCTGAAAAATTAAATGATTGATTTACAATATCACCAAGTCCCGCGAATGCATCTCGTACTTTTTCAGGGATTGAAAGAAAAGCAGCAATAATAGAATTTACTTTATCTTGAACAACAGAACGCGCAATTTCCAAGTCAAATTTAATTGCATCTCCAATTCCATTAAATGATGCAACTGTATTATCTACTGCAGTATTTATTGATATTAATCCCCCAACAATAGTAACAAATATGTCAGCTGCAATAACTAATGCATCTACTAAAATCCCAATTTTAACTGCCCATTCTGATGCTCCTTCTACGGCATCCTCCCAATCAATATTAGCAATTAATTCTATAATCTTATCTACAGCAGGTGATAGAGATTCAGCAATTGCTTTCCCCAAATTCTCTAATGCTGCTTGCCCTTCTTCCGTATTTGAAAATTCTTGGAATGCTTTTACTCCTTCAATCATCCCTTCGATTAATGGAGCAAGGGCATCTAAAAATAATGATCCAAAAGCAACCTCAAGGTCACGACTTAATTCCTTCAATGACTTTAATTTCTTTCCTGCAGTTTCTTGTGCTTCGCTATATGCTCCTGTAAATCCTTCAGCTTGTTCAAATATTATATTGAGCAGTTCTTGCTGTTGCAATAATGCTTTTTCTTTACCAGTTACTCCATCCAATTCATCTCCTAAACGAGAATTTACTTCTGTCATACTCGTAAAGATCTGGACATCTTTTAATAAAGCAGGATTTAAAGTATTGATTGCTTCTAATAAAGTTCTTAATGCATCCGCTGAACTTTTATTCGATACAATACCGACATCACGAGATGAATTTACTAAATCAATAGCATCTTGCTCATCTAATTGTGTAACAATAAGAGTTTTTAAGATTTCATTAACATCGACCATTGATTTGCCACTTTCAATCAATGTATCTGTAACAGATTGAAGAAATTCATCAGTCACGCCAAAATTCTCCGCTAATACTTCTACTGCAACAGATGTAATTTCTGCTTCTGCCGCAGCCTCAAATGAACTCTTTGTGAAATCAGCTAATGACGTTGCTGCAGTTTTAATTGCAGTTTTAGCTGTATCCCAAATAGCATTACCAAGAGCAACTGCCGTTGTTAATTGCCCAACTCCCATTGCAGACTCTTCTGCAGCAGATTTTGTATCTTCTAAAGTAGAATTAAAACTATTTAAAACTTTTGATGCTTCATCTTTTGCTATTAAACGTATTTCTACTTCAGAGGCCATATTATTTATGTTTAGTTTGTTTTGCTCTCAATCTATTATAATCAGATTCAACACTTAATTTTATTATTATTGTTTGAATGAACCAATCTGGTTGAGATATATAGTCTTGATATGTCCATCCCATATACTTACATATTTCTACAATACCAAACTCTTCTGGAAGGGGCTGTGCTTTTATTCCTTTAGGAGCAGAAAGTATTACCCAATACTTTTCTTCTAACTGCTCCTTTTTTCTAAAAAATCTTCTTCTTTAAAGATTTCTCCAACTACTTCATAGATTTCATCTGCATCTTGTATCCGTAATTCCATAATTACATCAAATATATTTTCTTTCTTTCCATTAACTGCTACAACAATTTGTCTCACCATCTCATCTTGATAATCTTTCATACTACTCAATGATAAATCTTTCACTTGCATTTGCCCTTCATCATTTGGACTTGCACTCATTTCTTTATAGATAATATCATTGATCTTTCTTTTTTCCCCAGCGTTTATATAGGTTTTCAATTCTACTTCAATTTGTGATTGACTTGTTTTGAATGTACGAGTTTCTCGTTCCATGTTTTTATCGGTTATGCTGGGTAAAACCGACCGATGAGCGATTCTACCCAGCTTAAATAAATTTATTTAGTATGAATTAGTTTCATTTCGAAGAACTACACTACTGACAATATCAACAGAATTAGCAATGTCTGCCATTCCCTTGAAGTTAATAGTTTCAGTAGAAATTGTATCCAGTGATTGATCTACATCCCAATCAGAGAAATTTACACGACCTAATTGAGTTGTAAGTTCTGGATTGGTGGACCCAATTGTCACATCTGAATTTATTGCAGCAAGTTCTAATGCTTGATATGTATTATCAAGAACTAAGGCTCGTTGTGTATTATTCTCAAAGTTCAATGAGAATGATCCTTCTACACCAAATTGCTGATTAAGAATATCTGATACAACAACAGTTCCAGTTTCATGGTCACGCACAATATTCTTACTGAATGTTATATCAAATGATTTCAATGGAATCGCACTTGCACCACTTAATCCTGCAATAGTAGCTGCAACTTTCATTGCTACATGCTTTCCAATGAAACGATCTTCAGAAGTGTATGTTGCAGTTTGTGTAGTAGTTACAGAATTACGGCTCATCCAATCTGCTGAATAAGTTACAATTTCTCCAGGTACTACACTAATAGTTAAACTATTCAACATGCACAGTTCAAACATTTTATCTGAAACTGGATCATCAATAACAAATGATAATGATTGATGCTGATTAGTATTTGCTTCTGTAAATGTATGCTCTTGTGCGCCAGATACAGTTGCTGTTGATAGTGATCCAAGCATTGCATAAAGCAATAAACCGAATGAATCAGTTCTTACTTCTCCACCGATTGATCCATCAGCGAATTTTTCTGTCACGAATGCATCAGTAGAATCATCAATGTGTCCATGAGATTCTCCTGAGACTACTTTTCCTGCACGATCGTTGAACGTAAGTTCTGTTCGTGGCATCCAAAATGTAGGAGCCACACCAACACCGCGTGATGATTCTCTTGCGATGCCGAGATTGACGCGTCGTCCTATGTGTTCAGCCATATATTAGTTATTTATTAATAAAACAGGCGAATTATACGCAGTCCGCCTGTTCATACATGGTCGATCTCTCTTAAATATACTCGTCGTAAATTGCTCTTGTCAACTCAAATCTGCTGTAATTCTTACTTGTAAAACCACATTCGTCATAATCATCTCTCTATCTTCTACTTGTCCCCACTCAGATGGTACAGGCTCTACATTGATTATCTGCTTTCCTGCTGGCAAATCTGTTTGAATCCCTGTCAATGTTTGATCTTGATCAAATGTATCAAGTATCTGATCAACTAAGTCATACATAGCAATAAGTGCAGTAGCTATTCCAGTTCGTTTTGTCTCATAAAAAACAGCACAAATAAATGCATATGTCCTTTCATTCTGATTCGTCATTTGATAATCAGATTCCTGATTAGATGGATATACGGCAACTGCGGGAAATCCAGCAAAGTTCATTGTTGGATCTGTATTCACTTCCTCAATATCAGAAAGGCCCTGTAATTTCGTAACAATCTTATCTCTTATTGTTTCAAATGTACGTGCCATATTATGTTTCTAATTGTTTAGCTATCCTATCTGCTGCATCTTTAAATTGTTGTTCAATTCCACTAACAGCACTTTCCGCAGCATTCCTCATAAATGGTTTTGGCCCACCATGAGGTCCTGTCCCGACAGGGGTTCCAAATTCCACAAATGGTGCATATTTTGCTGTTGCCGCAACTGCCGCAGATAGCCTTTCAAATGATGGCACAATATCAATACTTTTCTGCAATCTACCTGTATCTACAGGCACTTCTTTTTTAGCTAATCTTTGTATACCTAAAGCAGAATTATCAACTGCTTTTTGTATTTCTTTATCTATAACTGTTTTTGCCTTTCCTGTTGCAGATAATAATTCTTTTATTCCTGAAATTTCTATTGTGAGTGCTGCTTGTGCCATATCAATCATTTAACAATTTAAGCCACAATTCCTGATGCGTATTCATTGCAAATCCATACTCTTTCTTATTGATATTCACAACTTCATAGTTCAATCCATCTGCATCTACAATTCTATCTCCTTCTCTAACAACTGACGCTGCATCTACCCATCCTTTATGCGTTGCATCATATGCGCCAAAGTATTCTAGTTCTTCGTTGTCTGTAACATTTTGAACATGTATATCAATAGTTGCTGTAGAAATCCAAGAACGTCGATTACCTGATACGACTTGTAACCGTTGAATTGTAACCGATTTATCGAAGAAATGAGTTATTGACATTATCCTGGATGGCGTCGATACCGACTTAGTATTTCTTGTAATTCATCATCCATCATCGTCTCTTTCGTGAATGTCACTGAATAATCTCCTATCTTTTCTGATGCAATATTTCCTGATGTCTTTCTCTGTGAGAACGCTGCTCCTACTAATTTCCAACATGCATACTCAAGATCGGCGGCTCCCACAGTTGAAAGAAATGACGCTGCATTATCAAAATTAAATCCTGCTGTATATGTAACTCTATAATGATTTGGAACTGATATAAATGTATCTGACCGATGAAATCTTGATCTATCTGATGTAATAAGTCTTATAATTCCAGGAGTAAAATCCACAAAATATGTTTCTGATTCAATTGTTGACCAATTATTTTCATTTGTTACAGTATCGCGTCTTTCTAATAAAAAAGTCTCACTGGAACTAATAGGAAAATTTCTTAATACAAGTTCCCCTGTATCTCTTCCTGTTAATAATTCTTGTGTATACGCAGTCTCTTGGAATCGTCTATCACAATAATTCTCAATCCAATCTGTTGCTGAATCTATTAACCGATCTAATACCGTATCAAAACTTGCCCCTGTAATACTTAAAAATTCTTTTTGCCTTGCTACTATTGTTAATGCATAAGAGAGAGCCATATAATTATGCTAATGATTATCTTGGCGTACTAAAAAAGCCCATGTTCTATCTGTAATCTGAAAATTTCTTGTATCATAAAAGCTCATGACTTTATTCTATATCTCCTACTATTGTTCGTATTCAATCATTTCTTGTTCTGGATCCCAAGGACTAATTCCTTCTTTATATTTACCCTGTTCAATTCCAATCATTACTATTGTATAATCCCGATCATTTAGTGCTAATTTCTTATAATTTTCAATCGTAGGTTCAAAATCAATAATTGAACCAGTTGTGGGACATTTCCATCTAGTTGACATAATGTGATAGATTATTGATTTTAAATTGTCGATCCTCATCATCTCCAGAATTATTTGCAATTACACAAATGAAACGAAAATTATTACTCATAGTTCCAGTTGGTAAATTTGTTGTATGCGTTGCTACAGGGGTTGTAGCTCCACCTCGAATATAAGCAATAGAAGTTTCACCAATAACTTTAAATGTTCCACGCCGAGATGCTGCAAGTATTGGGCCGCCTCCTGGTGTAATATCTGTTGCAGTTACGGCAGAGCCATTTGCTGTAACAAAATATAGTGTCCATGTTCCACCAACAGATGCACCATATAACCAAAATCCAGCAGTAGTAGCAGTATTATCTCGAATTATATATCCTACTTGATCAACTACGCCAATCATTATTTCAAAATCACCAGTCCCTGTCTTTAACTCCGATCCATCAAAAGTTAGAACCATTGAGCTAGTTCTTCTAAATAATCGAATCTCACTGTTATCCTTCCAAGATGCTACTCGTATACCAGCGTCACTATTTGCGGTAGTTCCTGTTGCAAGCTCTACGCCATCAATTCCAAATGTTGCTGTACCAGAACCATTAGTATCAGGTGTATCAGTTTCGTCAGAAGCAGTAAAATTATTAGTAATTGTTGTAGTTGTGGGACGAACAAATGTCTGTCCCATCATATCCACATACGCATGAACACCCCCAAATAGTGGGCTCATTACAACTGCATAAAATACAGAACCACTTTCGGGATTTGTTACTGGAGGAAGGCCACTCCCTGCATCAATAAAAGGAAGTCCGTAAATTGATCGGGCATCTTTTGAATCGTAAAAACTCATAATTTTAAAGTTACCAAACAGTTATATGAAGTCCTGCTGCGCCAGATCCACCAGCACTATATCGTGCTCGAACATTAGCATTGATTTCTACTTCATCTAATTCCAAAGTTGCTCCAGTGATCAGCACCATTCTTGTATCATTTTGATTGTCAAATGAAATATCTACTGACTCCCCAGTTTCATTTACCAATAATAAATGCGTCGTAGTTTCTCGCACTGTTAATGCATTGGCATAGCTTGCAGTAGTCGTATAATTTGTATATCTCCATGGTCTGGTTGCTCTAGTTGACATATATTTTAATTACTATTTTTTATGACAGATACAAGCAGCTTGAGAAATTAACATTTTATTCTCGTAATCTTTCTTCCTCTTCTTCTTACGAGGCTGCTTTTTAAATTTCTTATATACAGTCTTAAACATACTCAGGTACTTATCCCTGGCCCCAAATGGAGGGCCAGGATAAATATCTGAATTACTTTAGCCGTGGCTTAAGCAATTCCAGTATTCGTCATTTCAACGAATGCGCGAGAGTCAAGAAGTTCGCCATCAACGCGTTCTTCAACTCGTACAAACGTGAGGTTATTTTCCCATGCACTTGTGCTGGCAACCGTAGCTTCTGTCGTTGTATCAACAGTCATCTTCATCTTATCACCGATGTAGTAT